ACCGTGATCTCGGAGGAGACCAAGGCCTCGTTTCCGACCTCTCCCAGGAGATCGGAGAGGACTATGTCGATGGTCTCCCCGGTCAGGGTCGGAGTGGACCCGGCCGGTAGGACGTCCCCCACACCAGGCCCCAGGCCGTCACCCTCGGCCAGGTGGAGGCCCTCGAATAGGGACGGGGTGGTGTCCTGGCTCTCCTCGATCCTGGCGGCCTCGGTCTGCTGTCTGGTCAGTTCGTCCCTGGCGTGGGTCCGGCCGATGGTAGAGATGGAGAGCCAGGTCTCTTTGGACCGGGTCACGAACTTGGCCCGCCCCTTGGGCTTGGACCTCCGGAAGCCCGAGAGGGTCCCCTGGTCGATCTTCCCGGCCCGGCCCCTGTCCATGATGTCCACAACAAAGGCCGCATTGCTGGCCCTGTAGACGGAGGTCAGCCTCTCCTCACCCTGGGTCATGGCGGTGGACACCTGGCCCACCGACATGGCCACGGCCTCGAATTCGGATGGCTCCCTGGTGGGTTCCCCGGGGGACTTCCGTGGGACCTGGAACATCTCACCGATGGAGGCCCGAAGGGTCTGGGACCTGGACACCGCGGCGGCCTGAGGACCGGCGGGCCTGGCTGCCCCTGGGTCGTCCCCGGTCGGTGGCGCCGGAGGTGCCTGTGGGGGTGGGGTGTTGACACCGGGAAGGCCTCCGCCGGGAGGCATCGGTGGCCCACCCGGCTGGCCCGGGGGTGGCATGGCCCCAGGGAAGGCGGCGGACGTCTCCTCCAGTTCGTCCAGGTCCATGTCAATCCCGACCCTGGATAGGACATGCTTTTCGATCTTGGGCCGCCTCTTGACGGCCCCGGCCTTCATCCCCTCATACAGGAGGCCCAGTTCCCGCTGTTTCTCGAAGGGGTCCACGTCGCAGACTTCGAGGACCGGGAGCCTGGTCACGGTGGCGAAGTTGGTGTCCGCCAGGTCTTCGATCAGGCCCTGTACGTTGGCCACCCCTCTCCGCTCCTGCTCGGCCACCACCTGGCCGATGGCCTCCACCATGACGAAGGTCATCTCCTGCTGGACCTGGCCCACGGACCTGGAGCCCCCGGCCAGTTCTCCCAGCATCCCGGCCTTCGATCCTCCGCCGTGGGCAAAGGACAGGTTTTCGGCCTGAACCATGGTCATGAACTTATCAAACTGGCCCGGGTCCTGTTGTAGGTACTTCATGACCAGGCTGGGGATCGGGGCCCCGAGGTAGGCGTGCTCCAGGCCCTTCCCCATGCTGGACTGGAGGAACCCCTCGATGGCTGTCTTGTCGTCATCGCTGGCCGTCTCCTTGGGATCCCAGGTGGCATACGGTAGGCCCACGGACCCACGCTGGGCGGCGATCATCCGGCACCTGTCCAGGAACTCCTTCCGTTTCCATGGGCCATACATGGAGCGGATCAGCGGGACGGACTCCAGCCTGGTCCCCACGATGTCCCAGACATAGAGGGCGAGCTCATCCACCGGGATGTATTGGTCGTGGGACAGGCGGCCGTCGGCGTGTCGGTAGGTCCTCTCCACCCCCGCCAGGCTGTCGTCCGATGCAACGTCCCACCGCCAGATGGACTCAGGCTCCAGCCACAGGAGACGGTCGAATACTCGCTTGCCATCCACCACCTTCCAGGACTTGTGGAAGATCGAGAACCCGTGGTCCAGGAACTTCAGGATCTCCCGGAGCCTCTGGGACCACGAGGTGGTGGACCAGAACTCCCGGCCGTAGGTGTCACCCTCGGCCCCGTAGAGGTTGGCCTCGATCATCTCCGCCTGGAGGGCCGATTCCTTCTGCTCGGGATTGGGATCTGATCCGTCCTGTGGCGGGGAGACCCCGGGGTTCAGGTTCCAGTTACAGGTGAACAGGGGGAGGGTATTGGTCCGGATGACCTCCGCGATGTAGGAGTCCCGGGTGACCATCCTCCGATAGGTCTCGTGTTTGGTCTGGGGGGTCGAGACGTCGTGTGGCTCGTCAAAGTGGAATTGGCCTCCCATGATCGGGGCGCCACTCCCCACCACCGCGCTGGGGGTTCTGGTCGTGGTGGACTGGGCCAGCTTGCGCCCCCGGCTGTCGTAGAGGATCACGGAATCCGACATGGGTTTAGGTCTCCGGTAGCTCCACCCTGCTGGAGCCTGACATGATCCCGCCGCCTTCGAGGGCCCCAGCGGGGACCGCACGGTGGAGGTAGGTCAGGGCCTTGATCCCGTCTATATACTTCACCGAGGCACCGTCCCCCGTGGGCTTGGCCAGCCTCATGAGGTCATGGCCGCCGATCTGGTACTGGGTGTGGATGGCCTGGGCCTCCATCTCCCTCCGCTCCTTGTCCTCGGCCGGGTCGGCCCTATAGTACCTCACCGCCCCCTTGGATATACGAGCCAAAAGGTCGTAGCAGTCCTCCGAGACGCTGGCCGCGTTGGCCTTGTATGCCTCGATACACGGGACACGGCGGTGGACGGCCATGGCGGTGGCCTCCCCCACTCCCCTGGCGTCGATCACCCCAGCCTCTACGCCCCAGTGTTGGGCCATCTCGATCAGGTCACCCTCGGCGGCGTCATGCTCGGCCCCGACCCACCACCTGGACTGGACGATCCGGCAGGGCTGGAAGGGGTAGACCACGGACTCCCGGAGGTCCCACTCGATCACCAGGGCCACGGTGGCGTCCCGGCCGCCCTTGTCCTCCAGGTCCAGAGGATCCTTGACCTCTGTCTCGGCCTCTCCGCCGATGTCCACCAGGAGGGCATAGTGGCACCAGTTCCGGGGGCCCTCCATCCGCTGGTGGTCCCCGCTGAACAGGGAGGATCGCTGGCCTGGGGCCAGGTAGCCCCCGATTGCCTCGATGTCTATCAGGTCATACTGGGTCTTGATGATCGGGTGATCGGATCCGAGGACCCGTATCCTGGCCTCGTAGTGCCCGGCGTATGCCTCGGACTGCTCGCACCAGATGGCGGCCGGGTACTCCATGAGGCGGTCCGTCCCCTCGGCGTCCTGTCGGTACCGGTAGAGCATGTCCTGCTTGCAAGCCCCCACCCCCCACATAAGAATCGGCGCATTGGTCGAGGCGGTGAATGGGGCAATGTCCTCATCGAACTTGTCAGCGTCGATCTTGTGGGCCTCATCCACGGAGAGGCAGATATTGGCCGTTCCTCCCACCACGTTGGCCGTGGGCCCGGCGGACAGGAAATGGACCTGGCATTCCCCCACCTCGTAGATGTAGCCCTCCCGCCTCCTGAACTTGTCGATCAACGGGTCGGCCTGAATGTGTTTGTCCAGGCGTAGCTTGGAGTTGACGATCTGGGGCTGGTAGGTGGGGGCCGTCCTGACCCAACAGGACCCAGGGATCGCCCTCCAGATGGAGAGGGCCCGGACCTCCATCATGGCTTCGAGCTCGTTCTTCCCGGTCTGCCTGGACATCCGGATGACGATCACCTCCCCCTTGGCCTCCCGGATGGCCATCTCAGCCCTGGTGATGATCTCCGGCTGGGGGCCGCGGAGGAGGCCGTGGAGGCGATGGGACGGGGGCGGCCCCTTGGCCTGGTCCCTGGGGCGGCGGTTGCGGCGGATCACTCGATCCACCGATTCAAACATCAAGTAGCGGTGGTACTCGGGGTCCCGGAGGGCGGCCAACCTGTTGGCCTCGGAGATCACAGACCCACCCTCTCCCACTTGTAGCCCTTCCCGTAGGCCCACCGCTGGACGATCTTCACGGTGTCCGAGGACATGGTGGCTCCGCTACACCCCCAACATGGAGGGTCACCGAAGGCGATCAGGTCAGGGTCGGTGGGGAATGGCTTGGCCTCCATCCAGGCCCCGTTGACCCTCTCCAGTTGTCCCTTGCTCTGGGCCATCATGAAGGTTTTCCCACAGGACTGGCAGGCCACCCGGCAGAGGATCGCAGTCCTGGCGTAGATGTCCGCCAGGCGGGTGGGGTGGAAGTCGCAGAACCGGGGGACACCGTTCTCGTCAAACCATAGGGCGTCACCCCTTCCGCACTCGTCGGCCATGTTCAGAATGTCTCGATACTGGCATAGCATTACTGGCTTTCCTCCTTGGTAGACTTCCAGGCCTCATAGCCCAGAAGGAACTCGGTCCCGTCATCTCCTGAGGCCTCGGGGGCCACCCTGACCGATCCGCCCACCCTGTCCATCACCATCCCCAGGGCCTTCAACTGGTGGCCGGTGAACTGGTCGATATGCTCCAGGCCTTGGCCGATCCGGTGGGCCTTCTGGAGGGCCTCGTGGACGGCCTCGTTCTGGCGGCCATGGAGGAAACTGGCCTCCCTCAGGGCCAGGGCCACCAGGCGGTCCCTCTGCTCCTCGTCCGGCCCGGTCTGCTCGTAGGCCTCCTGTCTGGCCAGGTCAGACTTCAGGCGGCTGGCCTCCTGGTCCTCCTGGGTCTCAGGGGTCGGGGGTTCCCCAATGGGCTGGTCCTTCCTCGGCTTTCTCTTGGCCATGGGCCTCCCTCAACCGGCGGACCAGGGCGTCCAGTTCATCGCCGTACTTCGGCGGCAGGCTCCGGATGGTGAGGTGCCGCCACCTGGTCCACCAGGACAGGAAGTCCATTATAGGGCTAGACTCTCCCCCTCCCCGATTTTGCGCTAATAGACCCGTTTCCCGCAAACCCTCGATGGTGGTGGTCAGACACTCCAACTCGAAGGCCAGGAAAGCCGGGTCCTGCTCCAGGTCAGGATCGGGGAGCCTCCTCCCCTGTGGATACTTGATCGGGTTCAGCCCAGCCACGTCCCCATACTGCTGGAGCGTGGCCTGGAGCTTCCGGATCTTGGCCCTGTACCTGGCCTCCCTGTTCAGGACGTTTCGGAGCTTGCTCATGGCTCGTTCCTCTCTACCATCCCCCTGGCCCATCTCAACATGGCCTGGTTGCACTCTGGCTGCCTGTCCACGTTGACATGGGCCCCTCCCTCAGAATCGAACCAGACACGACACCCCAGGGGCTGGGGTGGATCCCCGTAATTCCCCAGCCAGATCCCGACCATGAAGGCCACCAGGGCGGCCAGGACTCCAGCGATAAACCATTTATTTCTCATATATCGGCCACTCCCTCACCCTCAGATCCAGGGCCCAGTCCTCGGGGTTGCCTCTCTTGTCAGGCCATCCCCCCAGTTGTTTGACGAACACCGGGACCCCGGCCTCCTTGCATTGGTCCACGATGGCCCCAGCCCACTCCGGGTCCATCGGCCTGGCCTTCGGTCCGGACTCTCCGCCGACAATGACCCAGTCGATATAGACCATGGAATCGTGGCCACAGGACGAGCAGCACCCGTCCTCGTCCACCGAGACCCCGAAGCCACACTCCGGGCAGTTGGAGTTTTGCGTCAGCATCCGGAGATCCACCTCCCCCAGTAACGGCTCGGCCGAGATGAACCTCAGGGCCGACGGGATCTCCAGGAGGAGCGGGATCCGCTCGTCCGCCGTGGCCTGGTCCTCGACCGAGACCCCCATCCAGACGTTGGGGAGGGGCCACCTCTTAGGGGCCACCTCGGTCTCCAGTGTCTCCTGGAGGGCCTGGCCCAGCCTCTCGAACCAGGCCAGGGCCCTTTCAGGCCTCTTGGTCAGAACCTGGAACTGGTGGTGGGAGGCCCCGGCCATGACAGAGAACACCTGGAGAATGAACGAGTCCGGGACATCCTCGTGGAACAGGTCGGACATGGAGTTGACAAACACCCTCCGGGGCTTCCTCCATCGGATGGGCTGGCCCAGGCGGTCCTCGTGGCACACCACGTCCGTGAATCTCCTGGGGGCCCGGAGCTTCCCGCCTTCCTTCACGATGGTGTCCCGACCGTAC